AAAAAGATTCAGCTAAACTCAGCCTACGGCGCTCTGGGCAATGAATATTTCAGGTGGTTCAGTTTTGATATGGCTGAGGCGATCACTATGTCTGGTCAGCTGTCAATCCGCTGGATCGAGCGGAAGATGAACGAGTATCTCAACCGAACTCTCAAGACGGATAAGGTTGACTACGTCATCGCTTCGGATACCGATTCGATTTACGTCAACATGGAGCCTCTCTCGCGTCTGGTTGAATCAGACGACACTATTGAGATTGTAAAGGCGATTGACGCTTTCTGCGAGCAAAAGATTCAGAAAGTTATCAATAAGTCCTACGAAGAGCTGGCTGATTATATGAATGCGTACCAGCAAAAGATGTTCATGAAGCGAGAGACCATCGCGGATAAGGGTATCTGGCGCGGTAAGAAGATGTATATTCTCAACGCCTGGAACATTGAGGGTGTGCAATATAATGAACCTCAGCTGAAGCTCCAGGGTATTGAGGCAGTTCGTTCGTCAACTCCGAAGGCATGTCGGTCTAGCATCAAGGAAGCCATCAAGCTGATCATGAATGGTGATGAGGCGATGGTTCAAAAGTATATCGCCGACTTCAAGGATAGGTTCATGCAGCTGCCGTTTGAGGAAGTGGCTTTCCCACGTGGTATGAAGGGTCTCAATAAGTATAAGGATCGTTCGACGATCTACATCAAGGGAACGCCTATTCACGTGAAGGGAGCTCTGCTGTATAATGATCTGCTAAATCGTAAGGGTCTTACACGTAAGTATCCTTTGATTGGCGACGGCGATAAGATCAAGTTTGCCTATCTCAAGACACCCAACATTCTAGGTGACACGGTGATCTCGGTTGCTGAAGACCTGCCTGAGGAACTAGATCTTCATCGGTATGTCGATTATAACATGCAATTCGAAAAGGCATTCCTCGATCCCATCAAGTCGATCCTAGAGATCATCGGTTGGGATACGGAACAGCGTAGCAGCCTAGAGTCATTCTTTAGTTAAGAACATAAGGAAACAAAAATGCAAGAACACGATTTTGGCTTCACGTTTGCGAACGAAGAAGATTTCACTAAGGTTGAAAAGGTTGTTGATCAAGAGAAGCTCAAACAGCTTCGGGATATGATCATGCCTCTACTTTTGAATCTGAAAAAGAATCCAGAGAAAGACATCATTCAGTGGCCAGGTAAGGATCGTATCAAGAGCGTTGATGCGTTCATCAAAAAGATGGACAAACTACTTGACTAATACTACTTTTAGGTTTATACTGAAGCTTCAATAAGGAGATATGCATGTCACTACGAGATCGTTTGATCAAAAACAGCACCATTGACTTTACTGCAACTTTGACCGATTCAAAGATTTTCGGCAAGAAGGATATGATTCCGACTCGAGTTCCTATGATCAACGTCGCTCTTTCCGGTAGGATTGACGGTGGTTTGACACCTGGGCTTACTGTTCTTGCTGCGCCATCAAAACACTTCAAGACCGCATTTAGCTTGCTGCTGGCTTCTGCATTTTTGAAGGCGAATCCGGATGGTATTATTTTGTTCTATGACTCCGAGTTCGGTACGCCAGAATCTTACTTCACCTCATTCGGCGTGCCACTAGATTCCGTTGTCCATACACCCATCACTGATATCGAAGAACTAAAGTTTGACGTTATGCAACAGCTGAGTGAAATCAAGCGTAACGATAAGATCATGATCATCATTGACTCGGTCGGTAACCTGGCTTCGAAGAAAGAAGTTGAGGATGCGATGAAGCAGAGCTCTGCTGCTGACATGACTCGTGCGAAGCAGCTGAAGTCTCTGTTTCGTATGGTCACTCCTCACCTGACTCTCAAGGACATTCCAATGGTTGTCGTGAACCATGTTTACATGACTCAGGAGATGTATTCTAAGGCAGTCGTCAGCGGCGGAACTGGTATCTACTATTCGGCTGATAACATCTGGATCATTGGTCGTCAGCAGGACAAGGATGACAAGGAGCTTCTCGGCTATCACTTTGTTATCAACATTGAGAAGTCTCGCTACCTCAAGGAGAAGTCTAAGATTCCTATCACTGTGAGTTTTGATTCGGGTATCAATAGGTGGTCTGGTATGCTTGACCTGGCTCTAGAGGGTCAATTCATTGTCAAGCCAAAGCAAGGCTGGTATGCTCGTGTTGATCAGGGAACTGGTGAGATCATGGGTAAGAACTATCGCGCTGCTGACATCGTTGATAACAGCGATTTCTGGAAGGCAATCCTTGAAGAGACTAGGTTCGCAGAATGGATCAAGGAAAAGTATTCGCTTGGGCAAGGGGAGATGATTCGCGATGAAGAATGAATGTATCAAAAGCACTATTTCTAGTGAGACTGGGAATGTACGTCATTCTCTGATTTATAAAATGGACAAAGGTTTTCTCGTGGAGTTCTATGAGAATGACGTTCTGATGGGAACCAGAGAAGTGGTTGATCATACTCTGCGTTACGCGGAGGATATGTCAGAGAATTACGTGTTGGGTATTCTAAAACTAGAAGGGAGTAACGATTGAGCAGCTTCGAACAAGTCATATTCGGTAACCTAGTCTTTCGTGAGGACTATGGTAGAAAGGTTATCCCATTCCTAAAGAAGGAGCATTTTCAAGACCGTGATGATAAAGTTCTTTTCGAGCTCATTGAAGGCTATGTACTGAAGTATAATAGATTCCCGACTAAGGAAGCTCTCGCTATCGATCTCGTTAGTATGAATGGGATCAATGATGATCAGGTCAAGACTATCGCCGGTAACATCGAGGGTCTAGACTACGACCCTAAGACCGAGCTTGAGTGGATTGTTGATAAGACCGAGAAGTTCGTTCAGGAACGTTCTGTCTATAACGCGATCATGCAATCCATTCAGATTCTAGATAACAAGGATCAGAAGAAGGACAAGGGTAGCATCCCCCAGATCCTTTCTGATGCTTTGGGAATCAGTTTTGATACAAACATCGGTCACAACTTCCTTGATGATGCTGACTCTCGCTATGAGTTTTATCACCGCAAGGAATCTAGGGTTCCGTTCAACCTAGACTACTTCAACCGCATCACTAAGGGTGGTCTGCCGAACAAGACACTGAACATCGCGCTCGCGGGCACGGGTGTGGGTAAGTCTTTGTTCATGTGTCACTGCGCGGCTGGCAATCTGCTTGACGGTAAGAACGTTCTGTATATCACTATGGAAATGGCTGAGGAACGCATCGCCGAGCGTATTGATGCCAACCTCATGAATGTGACTATGGACGAGCTTGGTGAGATCAACAAGGAAACCTATGACCGGAAGCTTGAACGCGTAAAGAACAAGACGACTGGTAAGCTGATCATCAAGGAGTATCCTACAGCTTCGGCTGGTTCGGCTAACTTCCGTCACCTTATCAATGAATTGAAACTGAAAAAGAACTTCAGTCCAGAGATCATCTATATCGACTATCTGAACATCTGCGCTTCTTCTAGAATGAAGTACGGCAACAACGTCAACTCCTACATGTATGTGAAGGCAATTGCCGAGGAGCTTCGTGGCTTGGCAGTTGAGTTCAATGTTCCGATCGTTTCTGCAACTCAGACCACTCGTTCTGGTTTTGGTAACAGCGACGTGGGTCTTGAAGATACTTCTGAGTCGTTTGGTCTGCCAGCGACAGCTGACTTCATGTTTGCTCTGATCACATCAGAGGAGCTAGAAGGTCTTGGTCAGATTATGGTCAAGCAGCTGAAGAACCGATACAACGATCCTGCATCGTATCGTAGGTTTGTTGTTGGTATTGATCGGTCTAAGATGAAATTGTTTGACGTTGAACAGGATGCTCAGGAAGGGTTGGTTGACGACCGACCCGTAATGGACAAAACTGACTTCGGCGAACGTGATAGCGATTTCTATAAAAAGAAGTCTAAGTTTGGTAAGAAAGATTTTGAAGGATTTGCATGATGAATTACAAGATTATGAAGAGCGGTGAGGCTTGGGATCTACTAGAAACTCAAACCGAACAAGTTATTGCGACATACAAGACAGCTCAAGATGCTCAAGTTGCTAAGACCAATTTTAATCGTGGATGTGGATTTGACGGTTGGACTCCATCATTCATGCTTGAAAAATATTTTGTTGAGCCGAAAAAAAAGTCGCGTATTTCGACTAAATAAAATCAAGGCAGTTCTATGCGAATCTAGACGCAATGAGGCACAGAGGGTAATACCGAAGGAACAGTCGAGAGCACGGTGGGGTTCCGCTCGACATTACTGCAAAAAAGAGGGGTTGGATCGGAAGGTCCAACCCTTTTTTTGTTTATAAATAGTTGAAAAACTAACAAAACGCGAGGCAATAATGGCTGCTCAACAAGGTTTTCAATACGAAATAAATGCTGCGGATTTATTGAAACCCATGGGGTTTGTTCCCACTTCTTTTGTTCCAGCTGGCGCGGGTCACGATCAACCAGATCTAATGTTACAATACAAGGGAAAAAAAGCTGGTTGTGAATTGAAAATTACTGCAGCATCCGCTGGTTCTCTTGTGTTGAAATACGATTCTAAAAACAAAAAGTCTCCTTGGGGATTCGGTGACGTTAAAGCTAACGATGAAGAAAAAATGTTCATCAAAGATCTGGCTGATGATGTCGATCTGTTCAAGCTGATAAACAAAGAATGGAAAGAAATTCCATTTAAAAGAGACAAAGACAAACTCTGGGAAGCCACAGCAGGTAAGCTTAAACCGAAAGAAAGATACGAAAGAGATAGAGACACGTTCAAAGACATCAGAGGCGAAATTCCAGCGACGAAAATCGAAGAGTATTACAACAAAAAAGACACATATTACGTCAACGTTGGTACTCACGGATTTTATATGATGGGAACAAAAAATCCTCTGAAATTGAAGGACGTCCCTACTTTCGGCAATTCGGCTAAGGCGATTTACAGAGCTAGAGTTCAATACAAAGGCAGTGACAATTATCAGTTTACATTCGAAATGCAGTTCTCTATGAAATCTAAATCGAAGTATAATATTGCTCCGGTTGATGGTAAGAGTGTTACAATTATAGAAGAAAAATTAGATTTGTCTTGTTTCATTTAAGGTGGTAAGTATGCTAACATTCTCTACATTTCTAGTTGAATCCCTCGATGTCGATAAACTCAAGCATCTAGAACATGCCGAGGATCATATCATTCATGGAGGAGATGCGGGTGTTGCGCATGCTGCTGACAACCTAGACGATCTTCATAGCCTTCTTACTGGTGGTAAGTCTAAGTCAAAGATCACAACCAAGTACGATGGTTCGCCTTCAATTGTATTCGGCATCAACCCAGAGAATGGTAAGTTTTTTGTAGCCTCAAAATCAGCATTCAACAAAAATCCAAAAATCAACTACACGGATGAAGACATAGAGCAAAACCACGGACATGCTCCTGGTCTTGTTGCTAAGCTGAAAGTCGCTCTTGCACATCTTCAAAAGATTATGCCAAAAGAAGGTGGCGTGTATCAAGGCGATTTTCTTTACGACAAACCAGACATCGAAGACGAAGGCGGTAAGTACAAGTTTGCTCCTAATACGATTACATATTCAGCCGACAAAGACAGTGCACAAGGTAGAAAGATAGCAGCTTCTCAGATAGGATTTGTTGTTCATACGAAATACAAAGGAAAGAATCTTGCCGATATGAAGGCAGGTTTCGATGTTGATCATTCAAAGTTCAAACAAGACCCAGATGTAAACCTAGTCAATCCAGAAGTCAACGATACAAGCAAGTCAAAATACACTAAAGCCATGCAAGCCGAATACGCTAAACATAGAGAAGCTGCGGATGAAGCATACAGAAATACGGGCACAGACGTTCTAGAAGCTCTAAGCAAACACGATACATTCATCAAACCATACATCAATCAAACCGTTAGAGACGGAACTACACCTAACGTAAAAGATTACATGAAGTTTCTTGAAGACAAACGGAACAAAGAAACAGAGAAACTGAAGACAGAAGCAGCCAAAGAAAAGAAAGCTGGCGCATATAACGAACTCATAGACGACCTGAAAACAAACGAAGAAAAATACAAGTCAGCTTTCGATCTTCATCATCATCTACAAGCCGCGAAAGACATTCTGGTAAAAGCTTTAGGCAACCCTACAGAGTTTGAAAACACTGTCGGCGGTAAACAGGTCAAGCCTGAAGGGTTTGTTTCAATTAGAGATGGCAAACCTACGAAGCTGGTTGATAGAGCAGAGTTCAGCAGACTCAATTTCGCTAACAATAGAGGTAAAGGCGAACCGGACGCTACTCCGACAGAAGAAGGCGATAAGGAACATGTGTTCGCTTTTGGTAGAATGAATCCTCCGACGGTCGGTCACGGCGCTCTGGTTGATAAAGTCAGGGAACTAGCAGCCGCTAAGAAAGCAGGTCATTCTATCGTTATCTCTAGCTCGCAGGATCCAGAGAAGAATCCTCTGACTCCCGAGCAGAAACTGAAACACGCCAAAAGATTTTTCCCAGGAGCTAATATCACTGCGGCAGATGACGATGCTCCGACTTTCGTCGAACAGCTGAAGAAGCTTTATAAACAAGGCGTGACTCATGCGACCATGGTTGCTGGCTCCGACCGTGTCGATGAATATAAGAAGCTGTTAGATAGATACAATGGTCCAAACGGCGAATTCAATTTCAAAAAGATTGACGTTGTTTCAGCTGGCGAACGTGATCCGGACGCTGAAGGTGTAGCAGGTATGTCGGCATCAAAGATGCGCGCCCATGCTATAACAAACAAATTCGGTGAGTTCAAGAAAGGTATTCCACCTCATGTCCACCCCGAGCACGCGCGCGAGATGTTCAATGATGTTCGTAAAGGTATGGACATTCAGATTGGACCCGAGACTTCTGGTATATCACTATCACGTTACGCTAAACGTAATGACCCAATCGGAGTCAAAGCTCGCGCTGAGATTGAACGCAGACAGCGTATGAAAGCTATGAAGAAACCAGTCAGAAAACCGAAAGCTATCAAAGAAGAAACGACAACAGTCGAAGAGACTGACGATTTGCTGAGTAGAGTGTTTCGTAGATTGCAATCACGATAGCATACAAAAACTATACCAATCGTTTTTTATAAATACATGAAAACTGGAGTCCTCAATGTCAGACAAACCTTGGAATCACGAAGTCCCATCTAAAGGGAAAAGTATGTCTAGCTCTCAAGTAAAGAGCGCGAAAGCACGCGCGCGAGCAGCTGGTCGTCCATATCCAAATCTTGTTGACAATATGGCTGCAATGAAAGAAGACAGCGTCGATGAGGCATGCTGGGATGGATACAAGAAAGTTGGTATGAAGAAAAAGGGAAACAGAATGGTCCCTAATTGTGTTCCGGAAGCAGTTTCACCAGCACAGCAAGCAGCTATTGCTATCTCTATGAAAAAAGCTGGCAAAAAACCAAAGTCGGCAAACGAATCGGTCGAACAAGTTGACGAAATTGTAACAACGAGAAATCTGACGGCAGCTGAAAGACGCGCTCGCGATGCATATCTAAATCAACATAAAAACAAATTAGCCTCTTACTCTTCACGTACAACAGACTCCGAAGACGAACCAAAAAGATCTTATAAAGATTATAACAGACAAGGCGGCGACTACAGCGATAAACCGAGCTCAATGAGCCTCAGACATACTATCGGAAGTGGTTATTATAAAAAAACTCAAATGGAAGCTTCCGAGCCTCATTCAAAAAATAAAATGAAGCCATCTTCTAGATTTGAAGGATCTCCAGAATTGGTTAGAACTTACAAAAAAGACACCCCAGGTCAGTCAACGCACAGAATCGTAAAGAAGATTATCGAAGAAGTTCTTTATGAGTGCGGTGGTAACTGCACTTGTGGTAAGAAGCCTCCGGTTACAGAAGCCGAATATCAGGGTCATCAGGTTACTCTCAACAAGCCGATGGCTGGTGACGTAAAGAAGTCAAAAGTTTACGTTAAGAATGAAAAAGGCAACGTCGTAAAGGTAAACTTCGGCGATAAGAATCTTAGCATCAAGAAGAATATTCCAGCACGCAAACGTTCATATTGCGCTCGTTCAGGTGGTCAAGGCAACCTGGGTAAAAAAACAAGCGCGAACTACTGGTCAAGAAGAGCCTGGAAATGTTGAGTTTCAAACAATATTTGAATGAAGCATCACTAAGTAAGACAGAAAAAGATTTGTTTGATCGAGCTCACGGTCATCCACAAAAAATGGTATCAGTGACTCATGAAATAAGTCACAACCCAAGAAAAAACAGAGAATTGGAAGCAGCTCACAACTTGGTTAAAAAAGGTCATTTCAAACTGGCTTCGCAGTCTGGTAGTCGCGATCGCGAACAAAAGAGTAGAGCTAGTAAGAACAGATCATATGTGACGCATGTATTCAGACTAAACGAACTGAGCGTACCAGCTGGAACAACCGGTAAACGTAAAGAAGTTTCTACGCCAATGGTGGCGATTAGAATGGAATCTGGTAAAATAGAAAAACATCCACCAGGAAAGAGCGGAAGCTCAGGTGGTGGTGGAAATGGAGGAGAATAAAATGGAATATCTAATATTTTTTAGTATTGTTGCTGCCGTAGGTGGTCTTATTTGGTTTGGAGCAAGATGGGTTCTGAAGAAAGAAGCTGAAATTATCGCTAAAGATAATGCAGCTTGGGAACTCGCAAAGAGAGACCTGCAAGCTTTCCAGCAAGAAGTTGCAACTACAGTCGAAAAGAAAGCTGTCGAAGTCGAACAAGCAGTAGTTAAACAGGTCGCTAAGGCTACTAAAAGAAAGGCGAAGAAGTAATGGATCAGCTTGTTCAGCAAATGAAGGTGGTCCTAGCTTCCTCTTTCGCTTTTTATCTAAAGGCTCACAATTTTCATTGGAATATTGAGGGTCCGAATTTCCCTCAATATCATTCTTTTCTTGATGGTTTGTATAACGAAGTTTGGGGTGCTGTAGATGTTATTGCTGAACACATTAGAATACTTGATGCTTACGCTCCTGGTAGTTTGGGTCGTTTTTCCCAGCTTTCGGTCGTCGATGATCAAATCAATATTCCAAATGCAAAAGCAATGTTCGCAGAGTTGGAATCAGATAACCAGAAGATTATGTCGGAATTGACAAAGGCATATCGTTTGGCTGAAAGCGCGAATAAGCCTGGTCTTTCTAACTTCATTCAGGACCGTATTGACATCCACGCAAAACACGGCTGGATGTTGAAAGCTACAGGTAAATGAGAGACATCAAGTCCATTCTCGAAGGCATTGTGAGCCAAGGTAAAACAGTTGGTTCTGGCGGATCTTCTTTTAGAGATAGATCATCTTCGAACGATAAAAGCGGTTTGAACATCGGAGCCAATAGAGTTCACGATCGTGAACGCGCAGCCAAAGAAGCTTCTGCCGATAGAGCAGAAAAGCGCGAAGATGAAGTTGAAAAACGTAATAGAGAAGCTAAACAGCGCCAAAAGGAAACGACGAAGATGTCTAAAGAAGAAACAGTTACAGAAGCCAAGCATGTATTTCACGTTCATCTACATGCGGATGATACGAGACTTGGTAAAATGGTTGATGATAAAACTGTGGAACCTATTGGTGCCAAGCCCAAGGGCACTAAAATCAAGTTGACAGTTCCGGCGCACGATACAAGAACAGCAAGAGATAAAGCCACTCGTTACGCCGCGAAAAACTTCGGAGTTGACGCTGTAAAGTCTATCGAATACAAGGGTTTACACGAAGATACGGTTGTTGAAGCTAATATCGGACCTAATGTTGATACCGAAACCATCAAAGGTATTCATCAAAGAGCTCACGCCAGTATCACCAATCCGAATAATAAAAAACTGACATACAGCCACCCAGGTTTTGCTGATCAGATTGATAACGAATTGAAAGCAAGAAAAGAACTTGCTAAAAGAGGAATCAAGGTCGAACGTCCAAAACACAGAGCAGTGATTGAACATAATCTTGAAGAAGCAATCAAAGGTTGGAAGAACGCTGCCAGCGATATTAGAAAACAAAGATCTGCTGCTTCAGACGCAAAGAAATCAGCTATGCTTGTTTCTCTCAAGAAGGATGGAAACGAGAGCGGAATGCATGATGCGAAAAGCTATCATGCTTCAGAAGAAGAAGCCAGAAAGAAGCACGAGACTATCACAAAGCTGAATCCAAACAGAAAGATCAGACACAATCTGTATGTTGATGGAAAGAAGGTTGATACTCTGGGCGAAGAAACCAATACAGAGAAGCGCGAAAAGATCGAGAACGTTGCTCGTATGGATGGTGCCAAACCCACATCAGAAAAATCCACTTTGAGTAAAACCGGTCAAATCAAAACAAAAATCGTAGAGGAAAAACCAACCATGTCAGTACAAAACTTTGGGCTTCCTAAGAGCCTTATCGACGCAGTTCGTCAAATCGTTGAAAAGAAAGACGAAGACGAAAAGGATCCAAAGAAGATGACAGGTGGTAAGACTGTTGTTGACACTGATCCAGAAACAGATGACAAGCAAAATGATGATGATGCCGCAGCAAAAGGCAAGAAGAAAGCAGTAAAGGAAGAAACAAAGTCCGAAACTGAACCTAAAACTGAAAAAGAAAAGAAGCTTGCTGCTCTCGCTTCACCAAAAGATAAGATCACACACAAGGATGTGTTAGTCGGTCGTGGTGTGGTGAAAGAAGAAGAAGTTGAGGATCTTGAAGAAGTTTCGAAGGACACGCTGCAGCGTTATATGCATTCGGCTAAATCTGAAAGAATGGACCCAACAAAGGGCGGGCAGCGCAAAACAGGTATGGACCTCGCTCTAAAGAAGTCTATCGGCTCTAAGGATGTAAAAGTCAAAGCTGCTGGTATGTCCAAGAAAGAAATGGGCGAAGAAGTTGAGTTCTCAGCTGAAGAGATTGAACGCATTGAAGCCATTGCTGCCGAGCTAGCCGAAGCCAAGCCAACTGTAACCTCAGCTCCAACTCGCGGAGCTAATCAGGATCAGAGCGGTTTCAATACAAAGAACTCAACAGCTGATTATACGATCTCTGATGAGAAGAAGCTTCGTAAGGAAGAAGTTGAAGAGCTTGATGAGCTGGAGAAGTCAACTCTTGGTTCGTACGTAAAAAAAGCTAAGGATTCGTTGGTAAAAAATCGTCAGGGTTATAGCGATGCCTTGAACAAACCAGGATATACTTCAGATGATCGCAGATATTTTTCTAAAAAATCTTCTAATAGAGCTAGAGGAATAGACAAGGCAGTTGACAAGCTGACCGAGGAAGAAGTTGATCTCGAGGAGGCTATCAAGATAGGCTCTAGAGTAAAGGTGCATGCTCCGGGCAAAGATTATCACGGAGTTATTGGTAACGTAGGCGAAATAGACCATGGTCTACACAAAAAGTCTGAAAAGAAATATACTGTCGACTACAACAATAGATCCAATTCTGTAACACTTCCCAAGTCACAGATCAAACTTCACAAGGAAGAAGTTGAGCTCGAGGAAGGTCGCGGTCGTCCAAGAAAGAATCCTCTACCAGCAGGTCAGGAAGCCGAAGTTGACGACACTCACAAGCACCCAATGCAGCAGCTTGAAAAAATCGCTCACTCTATCGAAGGCAGAGAGCCTCATTACGAACACAAAGACGGATCCAAGACCAAGGTCGGTAGACATCTAGCTAGACACATGGTGATGACTCATAACTCTATGAAAACAACTCAGGAGAAAGATGATTTCGCTAACAAACTGCATGCAAATCGCGACTCCATGAGATCGGCTATGAGCAAACACTTCTAATATCAAAAACTTATAAATAGAAAAAACTTACATCAAGGAGTACGAATAAATGTGGGGTAGAAACGACCAATCTGTTTCAGCATCAGCTAACGTTGAAACTTCAAACGGTGCCCCTATCGGCACTTACACAGCAGTAAAGCTTGGTGGTGGCGCTAATGCTCACTACGCTAACACTTCTGGATCGCGCGCGAACGTTGATCTCCAGATGTTTGTTAATAACACACCAAATGCGTTCTTGACAGGTCAGGCTGTCGGCGTATTTGGTGTTGACGCAACAGAAATGGGATTGAACAGCGGACCAATCGGTCTTGCTAGAGTAGTGTATGGTGGAACTGGTTACAGTGCAAACGCAACTGTAACTTTCACTGTAGTAAACGGCGGATCATCTGCAGCCGCAAACGCATTTGCTAATACAACTGCCGGTTACGGTGGTAAGATCACTGCAATCAATATCACTGCAAACGGTACTGGTTATATTGCAGATCCGATTATTACCATTTCAGCACCATCCGCTCTAAACATCACGGCAAATACAACTGGCGTAAGCAATACGACAGACACTATACTTCTGGCGACAGCCAACTCTCGTTTCCAGGCTGGTGATAGACTGTATTATGGTGTACCAACTGGTAATACTGCTATTCCTAATCTGACGGGTAATACTTTTTACTACGTAACGTTCGCTAACACTACTGCTCTTGCTCTGTCAACAACTCTTGGTGGTGCAAACGTGGATATCGCAACTACTGTTGCAGTAGCTGGCGAAACCCATACATTGACCGGTGATACAGCAACTGGTGTTGTCATCGCGCGCGGAGCAAAGAATGGCGGTGTTGCACACGCTGGTTGGGTTCTAAGAAGAGAAGGTACTGGCGGTCGCGCTGGTCGTGTTCACTATGAAACTCTTGTAGCCATGGGTTCACTTGGTGCGCAGACTGCCGCTTATGGTACTCCGGCAACAACAGCTGACGGTAACGACGATATCGTATTCCACGAATCATAATAAATACTACTAAAAACTAGGAGTATTTCTTATGGCGAATGACGCTAAAAAAGTAAGTGAGTTAGCGGTAACAACTACCCTGTCTGCAAATGACAGGGTAGTTATTTTATCAAATCCATCGAGCGCAGCTAATACAAAAACCATTACTGCGGCTAACTTTGCTAACAGTTTGATATCGTCAAATATTATTCCGGTAGCAACTACTACACAACTCGGTGTGGTAAAAGTTGATGGCACTACTATCACTATCTCTAATGGCGTTATTTCTGGCGCTTCGGTTTACAACCAGCAGCTGAATACTACCAATAACGTTACGTTTGCTTCGCTTACAACTGCTAATATTTCGTCGCAGAACAGCGTAACTATTCGCACAGGTAACAATTCTTACGCTTGGACTTTTCAGGCGAATGGGGAGCTTAGAGCTCCCGGTGATATTATCCCAGCAGCAAATAATGTCTATACTCTCGGCAATTCTTCGATGCGTTGGGAAGCTTTATGGGTCGGTGGTAACTCTGTTGTATTTGCCGATCAAAACCCATCTTACCCAGATCAAACAATTACTGTTGGCAATGGCGTATTTTATATTGCTACCTCAAGTAATACTTCCGTTCAATCAAATGCTGGTTTGCGCGTAGGTAACTTCCTACTTCAGAATAACGCCATTACTCTAACAGATTCAAATGCCGTTTTCTATATTGGGTCTACAGTTGCTACAGGCAATCTTGTAATCAATCGCCCGATTGTCGTTTATGCAACCAATACTGGTTCGAATCCAACTTTCACAGTTTCACGTGAAGGTAAAGTATCCATTGCCGTATCAAACTCCATTCCGGCAGGAGATGTTGGCGCTGTCAATATTATCGGTAGTTCTGATGGCGCATATCAAGGCGTAACTAACCCAGGCGGTATGCTTCATATTACAGGTAACGATGGCGTAGTTACTCGTTTGACAATGGACTCGTTTGGCGCTAATGCTTTTCCAGCGTATGTTGGTAGAACAGCAAGAGGAACAGCAAATACACCTACTAGTGTTCAAGCAAACGACACACTTCTGAGAGTAAGTGCCGTCGGCTGGGCTGGTGGAAATACATTCCCCACTTTCAATAATCCAACAACAATTGAAGCTCAAGCTGTTGAGAACTTCAGTAATACGGCTGCAGGTTCCCAGTGGAACTTCTATAATGCTCCACAAGGTAATACAACAAAAACACTTGTTGCTTCAATTAACACTAGCGGTTTGAAGTTTCAAGCAACAAATTCTGGTATCACATTCAAAGATGGTTCATATCAGAATACAGCATTCAGCAATACAACTGCCGTAACAAAAATCAACGTAGGAACTGGTCTAACTCAGTCTGGAAACGTAGGTATTGTTGGTATTGACTCTACTGCAGTTCTCAGTGTTACAGGTACAGCGAACCAAGTTATTGTTGCTAACGTTGGGCAGAACGTAACTCTAAGTCTACCGCAAAGCATCGGTACAACTTCAAATGTTCAGTTCAGTTCAATTACTGTTCAAAACCTGGTTGTTACAGGTAACTCGACAATTGCAAACTCTGCATCTGTTGCAAATGCTGTAATCCAGCTCGCTTACAACTCAACCAACAGCGCACAGATTGATTCAGGTGGTTTCACTCTTGGTAATACAGCTTCTGCTTATTACGTAAGCTTCTTGTATAACCTATCAAATAATGCTTGGACCACTGGTAATACGAATCTTATTACTAAGAATATTACAGCAAATGCAATTACGGCATCCAATGGTTATTTCACAGAGCAAGTGCACGCTGGTGCCGCATATTCTGGATATGACTTCCTAAATGCTACAATCCAGGCTGACGGTAATATAAACGGTTATAATCAAATCGTTCAAAAAAATCATAGTAGCGGAACTCAAGCTTCTGCAGATTTTGTTGCTGTAAATGATATTGGAACAGACTCAAATAACTACATTGATCTTGGTATCAACTCAAGCAATTATGCCAATAATGATTATAGCATTACAGGACCTAACGACGGTTATCTGTATATCAATGGTGGCGATCTTGCTATCGGTACACAAACGACCAATAAGCAACTAAAGTTCTTTGTTGGTGGTACTACAGCAAATAACAAGATCGCTTCAGCAAACACATCTGGTTGGTTCCTTGATAATCTAACTGTAACCAATACGATTATCGGAACTGCAAATAACGTTGTTTTCGTTGGTTCAATCGCTGCAGCCAATGTTGTATCAAATGCACAACTATCAGCCAATCTAGCCAACTACCAGACAACTGCAGGTCTGTCTGCTAATGTTTCATTGCTGACAGCAAATGCAGCTGGTTATCTTGGTAACTCTTCAGGAACACTGGCAAATATTGCGTCTTGGATCAGCGGTAATGCTGCAACTGCTTACTCGAATGCTGTGTCTAGTTTCTCCGGAGCCTATCAGACAACTGCTGGTCTTGCTGCTAACGTAGCTACATTGACCGCGAATAACACTTCGTTTGTTGGTTCAGTCGCTGCAGCCAACGTTGTATCGAACGGTCAACTACAATCAAATCTAGCATCATACCAAACTCTGGTTGGTCTTGCCGCTAACGTTGTAACATTGACTTCGAACTCAGCCAATTTTATTGGTTCAATACCATCATCTAACGTCGTAACAAGCGCGCAGTTGAGTGGTAATCTTTCCAGCTATGTAAGCTCAACACAACTTAGTGGTAACCTAGCTAACTACCAAACAACTGCAGGTCTATCGGCTAACGTTGCAACTCTTAGCGCAAATGCAGCAAGTTTTATTGGAACACTTCCGGCAGCTAATGTTGTTTCTAATGCTCAACTAGTTGCAAATCTTGCTTTTTACGTAACAGGCGCAAACTTCACTGCGAACCTAGCCAACTACCAAACAACTGCAGGTCTATCGGCTAACGTCGCTGTTCTTACTTCGAATGCTGCTGGTTACCTAGGCAACTCTTCGGGAACACTGGCAAATATTGCTTCCTGGGTTAGCGGTAACTCTGCTGCAGCATATTCAAACGCAGTAGCTAATGCTGCCGCTCTGTATCAAACTACAGCAGGTCTGTCAGCTAACGTACTGACACTCAGCTCGAATAACTCTTCTTATCTCGGCGGTGTTGCTGCAGCTTCATACGTCAATACTGCCGGAGCTTATACTCTAACTGGTGTCCATACACACAATGCTAATCTGACCATCGGTTCTACCGCAGGTATTATTGCCAATGGTTCTGTTGGAACTGCGGGTCAATTCCTAACTTCAAATGGTTCCTCTGCTTATTGGTCAAATTCTGTTCCTCAGATGATGGTTTATAGCAATGAAGCAGACAGATCGTTATCAACAGCTAACACTCCGCAGAGTCTGTTGGGCGTCGGTGTTACATTGGCTTCAGATACAAAATATCGTTATAAGATCTATGGTACCGTATATAAGTCGAATACTTCATTCTCAAGCACCGGCGCTCTAAAGTTTGCCATCACTAATGCTACTGCGACGGCAAACATCGGGCGCAGCTACTACATCGCGAATCCATGCGCGTCAAATACTTCACAGCCTACCATTATGCCAGCATACCAGGTGAGTCAGAGCGTCAACACAGGATTCACTACAACATATACGATCACAAACTCAAATACTGGTGCTACTTGGTATTCGTTCGTTATTGACGGAACTCTTGATATTATAACAGGAGGCACTCTGAATCCACAGATTGCATTCACTCACTCGAATGGAACTCTTGGAGCAGCAACTGTACTTCAGGCTGGAGCGGCTATGGAGATTTGGCCAGTTGGTAATGCATCCTCTAATGCTGTAATAGGATCCTGGGCGTAAGATTGAGTTGTAATGAATGAACATTTGACTGATGAGAACTTTTTGATTTACTGCGCGAAAGTGTATGACAATCCTGGTATGACTTCTACAGACGAGTTTATGGAAGATCTTGACAGAATAAAGTACATCAAGAAGTTGATTACAAGATACAAAGAAACTGGAGAGTTGAAGGAGCGGTTGATTCTCAACCATATCATCACTCTCCACAATTGTTTCAATGTTCATCTTGCTAAGATTCTGTTTCTAAAAGCCGAGAAACAGTTTCATCATATCAAACCCTTTTTGATTATGATCAATGCACTACCTGAAGTTATAAATAATGTTGGCGAACACAAGAAAGTCTACACTGATGGAATCCCGCTTGACATCATTATAGTTTCAGCATTACGGAAAATCAATAATGGATAAGAAGATCGAAGAAGATACGGCATCGGTTGGTGCTATGAATGGAGCGGGTAGTGGCGCAATCGACGGTATTGGCGTTGGTCCGAAAGGCGAACCAGGCATTTACCCGAAGAAAAAGAAGCTTCGCCAGCTTTTTCCACTATTCAAAAGAAAGTTGATCAAATAATGTCAGAAGACCGTATAGACAAAATCGATGACGCAATCTCAAGATTAGCAGTTGTCGCTTCCGATCTTTCAAAAATGCTCGCTGTCCACGAACACAGAATCATTCAACAAGAAAAAAACGCGGATAACATTGCCGCTTCAATAGACAAACGTAGAACCGAAGTTGATAACATTTTGAAAGATGTTTACAGCACGATTAGAACCGAAACCAATATGCTTCGCGAAAGCTCTACAAAACAACACATTGAACAGAACGTCAAAATCGAAGCGATTCAAAAGACAATGTGGATGGCTGTCGGCGCTGCTACAGTAGTAAGTTGGGCAGCTCCTATATTGTTGAATAAGTTTTTACACTAAAATAATCCTTGCTTTTTTCCAGAATCCGGGTATAATCAGTAATGTGATAATGATAACGGATATGGAAGATGCATTGGTTAGAGTCAAAGTACATCAGTTTAGTATCAAATCGACTTCGAAACTACAAGCGTAAGTCATCATCACTTTATTGCTTTTCATGCCCATTCTGTGGTGACTCGGAGACTGATAAGAAGAGAGCTCGTGGCTATGTGTATACCAAAAAGGGTAACACAATGTTTCATTGTCACAATTGCGAGCTTACTTACAATTTCAACAACTTCCTAAAGAACCTGGATTTCCAGCTGTATTCTGAGTTCAGCCTTGAGAAACTGAAGGATGAGAAGTCTCCTAAGCAGAAAGAACTTGAAGACTTCGTTGAGAAGATGAAGAAGCCGGTATTCTTACAGTCTGGTCCTCTGAAGGGTTTGAAGAAGGTAAGTCAGCTGAGCGCTGATCATCCTTGTAAAGCTTTTGTTTCAAACCGCCAAATCCCCAATCCATATCACGCAAAGATGTTCTTTTGCCCCAAGTTCTTTACTTGGACGAACGAGATCATTCCAGGTAAGTTTGATGACGTTTCTTTGCTCTATGACGAACCTAGGCTACTGATTCCGTTCTTTGATACAGAAAAGAACATGCATGCGTTTCAGGGTCGAGCTCTTGATAGTAAAAGCAAGACGCGCTATATAACTATTGTCAACGATGAAACGACACCCAAGGTGTATGGTCTAGACTCAGTTGATTTCAATAAGAAAACATACGTATTCGAGGGTCCGATTGACTCTATGTTTGTGCCAAACAGCATTGCTACTGCTGGTGGTGATCTTGTTTCAACAGTGAAAGATCTTCCTAAGAAGAATCTGGTAGTTGTATACGATAACGAACCAAGATCAGTTGACACAAAGAAAAAGCTTGACAAAGCCATCATTAACGGGTATAATGTATGTATATGGCCATCTAACCTTGAACATAAGGATGTGAATGACATGATCTTGGCAGGTCTCAGTACTGATTTTGTTCGATACATTATTGACACTCATACATATAATGACCTACGAGCCAAGCTGGCATTGAATACATGGAGCAAAGTGTGATGGGTCGTCTGGTTTATTACAAAAAACCACCGAAAGGTCTTGAGTGGGCAGTTGAATACGTTGTCCTAGAATATTGGTCGATTGCTCAAGATCAATCAGATTTCAAGTGTGTTGTCTGCACGACACATTCAAAAGAGTTGGCTGAAGAGATTGTAAAGGAAGATGAGATGCATCGCACTTGGGCTAGAGTATGGAGGGTATTTCCTGAATGAACACAGCAAAGATAGTCGCAATCACCAACCCTCTGATCGAAGGTGTTGGTTCGGCAGATCAGTTTATCGCCTATGCGGCACGAGTCTCTAATCCATCTAACCAGATGAACACAGAGACTTCCGAAAAGCTGCTTAGGTATTGTATCAAAAACAAACACTTCTCGATTTTCGAGATGGTTAATGTAGTTATGGAGATAGATACCACTCGTGACATTGCTCGACAAATTCTACGTCATCGTTCATTCTCGTTTCAAGAATTTTCACAACGGTATGCTGATCCTACAAAGGATCTTGGGTTCGTAA